GGGCTCGATCGCAACACCCACAAGGCTCTTGAACTTCAGAGTGAACTGGGAGTTCGCGAGACCAGTGTTCGCGCCCATTGCGTAGCCGATGACAGCGGCAGCAGCATAGGCGTTCGACGGATAGCCGCCACCCTGGGTCGTCGAGTAGATACCGAAGGCGCGGTTGATATCGAGCGTCTGAAGCTCACCAAAGACCGAGGTCGAAGCGCCAGCCAGAGCGTCGGAATCGGAAGTCGAATACATGTACACGCACTGCGGAGTCGCAGCCTGCACGTATGTGCCGATCGCAACGTGATCCGCCTTGGCTGCGCCACAGACCATGACCACATACCATGCAGCCGAGGCAACACGGCAGGCGGTGACAGCCTGGAGCGGGGTTTCGCCGATGGCGGCTATGTCGATCTCTGCGCCGGTGCCGGTTGCGCCAGTGGTGGCGAGGCCGGTGGCTACTGAATACCCGGTGCCCTGCGTCAGGAGCTGGACGCCGGTCAATGCCCCGTTGGCACCGATTGCGGTGACCTTCACGGTTGCGCCGGAAGCGCCAGGCTGCACGACCGTCAGGATGTTGCCGACCACATAACCGGTACCCTGTGTCGCATCCACCACAGCGGAGGCAATGGCGGTGGGATCTTGTGCGCCCACGTAGAGGACGGTCGGAGCTGGGGACTGGCTGAAGTAGAGCTGTGCTGCGATATACGCGGGTGAGGAAGTCTGGAAGCCGTCCTGCGTCATCGCTGTCAAGGAGCCGTATTGGCGCACGCGCGAGTTCGCACCCACGGTCGGGATTACACCGGAGTTGTCGATGATCAGCCCAGCGTTGAACGCGGGTGTTGCCGGTGAGGTCGCGCTGACGAAGACGGCGACATCGACGATGTTGGAAAGCGGGAGGGTCTGATTCGGCATTGTTGCTCCTGGAAATGGAAAGGCCCGCCGTGTGGCGAGCCTTGTGAAACTCGTGGGGACTGATCAGGCGGTGGCGATGATCGTCTCGGTGTGCGTCGCGTCCTGAAGAATGACTTCGACGCTCGCGATCGATTGCGTCGTTGTGGTCTCGGTCACGCCTTCGTTGAAGCGGCAGGAGAAGTCCACGTGCTCGAACCATTGCCCGTTGGATTTCTCGGGAACTCGACGTGGATCGGGGATATCGAGCACTGCGTAGAGGTTCAACGCGGCCAGGATGTCGTGGCTCCAGTCCATGAAGAGCGCGGACTTCAGTAGCCGTGCATGGTCGAGGCTGCTTGGGCCGTACAGCGTAAAGCTGATCAACCAGACTCGCGTGTACTGGACCGACTCGCTGAGGGTTGCCTCATCTAGAGTGGTGTAACTCTTATTGCGTACGCGATTGATCTGGTCGTCGGAGGTCGCTGCCATGACGATGATCGCGTCCTGGCTTGGACTGCTCACAAAAGGTTGGCCTTGCGTTTGCCACCCGACGCGCACCGCATTGAATGCGCCTGTGTCAGCGCCAACAGAGAGAATGGCTGGCCCGGTGGCGGTGGCCGGTACTGAAAGCGTGAAGCCGGTGCTGGTGACTGCTGAGACTGTTGCGCTGGTAGGAACGCCAGGACCGATGACAGCCATGCCATCCACGATGCCGGTGGGTGAGCACGTTACGGACGCGCTGCCGATAGTCGTCGATGCATTTACCGCGAGCCCTGGATTGAAGCCCAGTACCTGACAGGTCAGCATCTGGAATGCCTGCTCGATTTGAGCCTTCGTCAGGGCTGTGCTGGTGAGCGTCTGCCCATTCGCGAAGGTGTACGTTGTCATTGATCAGCTCGCATCCATGCGGGTGGCGTAGGCCTTGTAGTAGCCGTTATCGGACCAATCCCAGACCTTGACGACCCGATAGTTGTGGCCCTTGTGGACCAGGATGTCCGAGACGCCCACGGTCTCTCCGTCTCGCGTTTCGTACATCGGCGAGACCGACCAGAACACCCGTGCACCGGTCTTCCGGTCACCTTCAGGGATTTGTTCGATCGTCTTTGCATCGGCAGCCTGGACGGCACCGTAGAGGCTGACCGCCGCCGCGCTGGATACGAATCCGCCAAGTCCAAATTGGCCGGTGGAACGCTGCGCTGTAAACGGCTGGCAGAGATCCGGATTGCATAGGACCACTGACATGTCCAGCATGGTTCAATACCCAATCGCGAAATAAGTGGCTACGCCAGTTCCGTCGTTGCGGATGGTGATACTCGATTGCGAGCAGCCCACCAGGGACTGAATGCGTGATCCAGCGGAAGCATCACCAACCATCGCCTGCATGCACGCGTGGGGGAAAACCTTAGGAAGGGCAACAGTTACCGGGCCCGTATTGAACGTGCCGGAGTTCCCCCATTGAAGGATTGCGCCACCGGGAAGGGTGGTGTATCCGTTTTGGATGAAGCTCCCAGGATATGAGCCGCAGTTCGCGTTGCCGTTGGTCTGAATGCCCGTGGCGGGTACAGTCGGGCCACAGTTAAAGACCGGGCTGTTGAGCACGTTTGCGCTGTTTGCGCTCGTCGCCGTGTTGGCGGTATTAGCGCTGTTCGCCGTATTAGCGGTATTAGCGCTGTTCGCCGTGGTCGCGCTGGTTGCGTTTCCGTTAAGATTTCCGAAAAAGCCACCGTTCGCGGTCACCGTGCTAGATGTTACGAAGCCACCAGAGGTCGCCAACGCGCCGGACTTATTCAGCGTCATCAACGGACTCGACGCCGACCATACGTTGCCCTGGCTGACCCCGGTATCGAACCAGGAGAAACCACCTTGGCCGCCGCTGCCGTGATTCGTGACGAAGTCACCTTCTCCACCGCCGCTCGTCGCATTCCAGCCGAGGACCATTTGGTTGCTGGGTAGGCTCGACGGAGGAACACTGGTCACCTTTGACCAGAAGCTCGATAGCGCCGTGAATGAGCCGGTGCTTGGAGTCGTCGATCCGATTGATGTCGAATCGATGACACTATTGATCAAATGCTGTCCGGTAACGGTGGTCAGTCCCCACGCTGCGAGAGTGCAGGAAATAAGGATCACGGCCAGTACGTTGAATGTTTTCTTCATTACGAATCCTTCACGACATGCGTGATTGAGCGGCGGAGTTCACCGGTGTCGATGAGCGGCTTATCGGAGCCCTTTTCCTCGACCGTGGCGGGCGCGTTAGGTGCCCAGTTGTTGCGCGGGTCGGTGAACCACCTCTTCGCAGCGTTCTCTCCGAGCTGTCCAGCCTTTTCAAGGTGCAGGTGCATCGCCTCGGTATCGGACGCGAGCGCGGACTGCGCAGCCTGCTTCAGTTCTGCGCTGATGCGTGCGGCATTGTCCTCGGCGGCGATCGCCGGTTCAATGACAGGCCTCGCTGGAATGTTCTGGAGCGGGCTGCCGTGCGTGTGGGTATAGAGGAGCTGGGCGTTGGTGACATCGTCGCCAGTGCGAAGTGAACGGTCGGCAGGGATACCGACGTAGACGGCTGCTTTTTGGAGCTTCTTCAGCGCCTCGGCCAGCTTCGGCATATTGCTCTTCGACGAGACGGTGACACTCGTATTCAAGCGATCACCATGATGCCCCAGCCGACGATCTTCGCAATCGTGATGAGCTGAGCGCCGTAGGTGGTCGCCTGCCATGCGCCCCAGGAACCGAAATCGCGAGTCACGGGCTCGTAGGATACCGAGACATCGCCGACGGACTGCGAGATCGCGATTCCCTTCGCGAGTCCTGACGCTGCCACTTGTCCAGCAGTTGTGCCTGCTTGGCCCTCAGACTGAAGATAGAGCGTGCAGTAGTGCGCGATGAAGAGCGCCATGCCGAACTGCCACTGCGCACCCCAGCGAGCCTGTGAGAGGCATGCTGACGCGAGCGCGATGTACATGGTGAGAACTGGTACCGGTACGAGCGCGGTGAACTTGGGATATATCGCCAGGAAATCGGAGGAGGCGTACGGCGGGTTCGTGCCGACGGCAATGTTGGCTGCCGCAGAGACGATGCCCGCCATCGCGAACGACTCGTAAGCATTGCCCCACCAGGTAGCCAGGATCAGGTTGAGGTCGGGCTGGCTCACGAGTTACTCCTGTGGGTTCGGGTCGGTTGCGGGGTCTGTGGCCGGATCGGTTGCGGGGGCCGCCGGATCGGTGGGCTTCGCGGGCTTCTTCGCCTTCGGCACAGCGACGGTGACAACCCTCAGTTCGCCAGCTTCCTGGGCCCAGTCGAAGAGCTCATCTTGCTGAATCCAGTCGGGAGCGGACTGAACAACCATTGGCTCCGTCGTGAAGAATGCGGCATCGAGGACAGCCGAACCGGGCTGTGCGGCGAGGAGGCTGGTTTTAACGGCGGGATTCGTGAAGCGAAAACGCTTCGTGGACAGGATCTGAATGTCGGGCATTCGATTTTCTCCAATGAAAAAGGCCGCGCTGAGGCGGCCTTCGGGTTTGTGTTGCGGCTCGG